AAACCCACTGGCGGTGACATTCGCGCCCGTATTGTTCTGTGCGGCTTTGAGCCCACTGGCGGTGACATTCGCGCTCGTATTGTTCTGTGCGGCTCTGACCCCACTGGCGGTGACATTCGCGCCCGTATTGTTCCGTGCGGCTTCAAACCCACTGGCGGTGACATCCCCGCCCGTATTGTTCCGTGCGGCTTCAAACCCACTGGCGGTGACATTCGCGCCCGTATTGTTCCGTGCGGCTTCAAACCCAACCACTGTATGACCGCCGATAGGGTTGCCTGCGCCATCATCACCCGGCGCTTGCGCGCGAATGCCCAAAGCAACACTTTCATCTCCGGCATTGGCTCTGTCCTGACCACTCCCATAATGAATAGTGTCTGTCGCCTCGCCCCCAGTGACGGTGATGCTCTTATCTGTCGTCACTGAACCAGCGTCAAGAGCGTTCGTCACGGTGGCACTGTCTGTTGTCACCGAACCAGCGGTCACACCATTGGTGACACTGGCACTGTCTGTCGCCAGCGAACCAGCGTCAAGAGCGTTCGTCACAGTGGCAGTGTCTGTCGTCACTGAACCAGCGGTCACACCATTGGTGACTGTAGCGTCGTCTGTGTTTACCGAACCAGCGTCAAGAGCGTTCGTCACAGTGGCGATGCCTGTCGTCACTGAACCAGCGTCAAGAGCGTTCGTCACGGTGGCGTCGTCTGTATCTATTGCACCAGCATTGGTGATATTGTTTGTCTGAATGTCAATATCATTGTTCGGCACATCAATTTTCAACACACCCGCATCTTCGTCAAATTCCACATCCGGTCCACCCTCTGGACCAAGCGTTATCCGTGATGGCATACGCAGTATTTAGACGCTACTCACAAAGACATTTGTGCTTAACACGCTGCGCAAGGAATCACTCACCGCGTGATAGGGAAGGTTTCAGCTTGCTCATTCGGAAAGGTGCGGGGAAAGCCAACGTCGGGAATCGTGCCAACGTCAAGCTCACCCTGCACGCGCAAATCATCAATGACAGTCACCTCTTCGGCTTCCAGTGTCTCACCTGACTCAACGAATAACTCACCCTTGACAATCATCGCACATACGCAGAGCCACTGGTTGTGTTGCTCACACCAGAGTCGTCAACAAACTCCACCTCAAGGTGTGGTGAGACAATCCGCGTGTCAGCAACCAACGTGTTGCCTGCGCTTGTGGACAAGTCGGCATTCTCACCGTCAGTTATCCGGCCAATCTCGGTTGTCGCATCCGATGTTGCATAAAACACAAGCTCAACCGACACATCCCCGGTTGGGTCAGCAAACACTGTCACGGTTTGGCCACGCTCTGGCACGCCATCCACGAACGACAGTGTGGTTGTGGCTGCATTTAGGTCATCGCCAACGAATGAGTCAAAGCCAAATTCGTTTAACTGCTCAAGATAGGAATTTGAATACGTGTATGGCATATGCTCAAATTGCAGCCAAGATTGTAAAGAGATTTGCCCTATGATGCAAGTCGCTCGGTGGCAACCTCAACGACATAGATAAAGTGGTCAGTCATACGGGCAATCTGTTGCGCGCGGTTGTCAGTTATATCGGTTGGCTCAATCCGGTGATGGTTGATAGTGTCAAAGTTATCTGACTGCAAGCCACGCAGGATACCAGTCACGTCCTCTGCAATGTCAAGTGCATTTTGTTGTGTCAGTGATGTACACATAATCTGCAACTGTCCCTCTTCTTGCTGTGTGTCCTCTGCACCTGGTGTCACGCCAAAGCGTGTCAGTGTTGTGCCACCCAACGATACGACATAGACAGCATCGTCAGCTTCGTTCTCACGGCCACGCACAGTGGTTTCATCATAGCGAAAGACAACCGGCTTGGAGTTCGTAAAGTCAGTGTCTGTCTTGGCATCAAGCACGGCAACCACAGTGTTGACTGGGTCACGACTGCTTGAGAAACTCCCAACGTCAAGTTCTCCTTGCACGCGCAAGTCACCAACCACATTAAACTCCACACCCTGCAACGTCGTGCCAGGTTCAACGAATACCTCACCCTCAATAATCATGCTGTGATATCCTCCATCGCCATATCGCTTGGCGCGTTATGCAGTTCTTCGGCATGCGTTCGTAATACCCGCGCAGTGGCAAAGCGTTCACCACAGGTCCCACAGCATAGGCTGGTGTCTGCATTGCGTGTGCTGTCCTGTGTGTCCTGTGACTGGATGCGCAATGCCTGGAGTTCTGCGTGAATGCCCAGCAAAATGGCTTTCACACTTGTGTCCTCTAACTGCTGCTCATATTCGTCAGTCTGAAATTTCATCGTCAATATATTCTGCTGGGTCATGTTTCCGATACCAGTCTGCTTGTGCATCTGCACCTGGTATCAAGAAGGGTTGTGGTGTGATTCCCTCTTGTGCAATTTTCCACTGGACATAATACGCTAATCCAGTATCGCCACCAACACGCCGTGCCCATTCTTTGAGCGGTTGTATAGGCGGCCAATATGGGTCTGTGCCAAACTCCATAGGTAGCGCATGGGGTTGGCTACCAACACCCCACACAACCTCCTGTCCACGCACCTCTGGAACAAACTGTGCCAGTGACATACGCAAGTTACCACGGTCCTCTGGCACCCGCTCCATACTGACGTTTTGTCCAAACTGCGCGCCATCAATCATAAACTCTCTCAACCCGTCTGTAAAGCTTGGCCCAATCCCGTCAATCAAGCTAAAATCTATCTCTGCGTCTATCATCGTGAGCGCACCACGCCTATCCCCATGCGGTCACGAAGGTATAAATCTTGGAATAGTCGGCCAAACCGGGTTTCTGTCAAGGCATTCAAGGTATCACCAGAGACAGTATTGTATGAGACATTCCCACCTTCACCACTTTCACTCTGCGCTTCGCCACCTTCGGCAAGCTCCCACAAATGCGCAGTCAACAACTCTGTTGCATGGTCTTTGTTGCCAATGAGTGTTGGCAGTGTTGCCACACGGTCACCAAACTGATTTGCAATCAAATCCTCTGCTGTCTCTAACAGTGTGGACTTGACGTTGCTATCAAGCTGTTGCCACCCTTTAGCAGCATAATCCTCCACGTCGCTGACTGTGACGGCCATACGCTATGTTGTCTCTGCGGTATTATCAAATGCCGCACTCAGGTCAATGTCACTGCGTGGAGGCTCCGAATCAGTGATGATTGCAACCATGCGCTGTATCTCGTCACTGGTGTGATTACCAGATAGCCAAAATGCAATCTCCATGCCTGCACTTTGCCCGTTCACATCCTCTGTGGGATGTGCTGCTGCAATCCCTTGCAACACCCATGCATCAGTGTCATTACTTAACGCTATGGCTGACACGCTGTCTGACTCTGGAATGATTGACGGAAATATGCGGTAATCAGCCATCGTGAATGATTTACAATCGCTGCTGTAAATCCCTATCGGTCATCTCACTCACGGATTGACTCAAAGGTGCGCACATCAACATCTGGCTTGGCACCACCTTCACTTTCAATACGGGTGTCAGTGACATAACTTGACTCTTTGTTGCCAATCCGCGGCTGAATTGTCTCAAGGTCATACTTTTCTATGTCAATATCACCAAACTCTTTGTCAATCACATAAGTATCAAACGTTGCCTCTGCCCTAACCTGATGATACTCCTCTGTCAGAACCTTAGAGCGGTCACCATAGCTAAACATCATTCTTGGAGTTCCTCATAGGCGCGCCGAACGTATTTGGTTGCATACTGTGGATAGCCTGCTTCGACATAATCATATGCATAATCAATGCACTCAACCACCTCTGCCTGTGTGTCAGTGGGTTCTACATCTGCATAAATGGCTTCAATCTTGTCAGCCGTTGACTCACCAACACCTGTTATCTCCAAGAGTTGCTCACGCTTGCTCATACACACTGCTATGGTTGTCACTGACTTATTCGTTTGTCCTCTAAAGAAGGGTGACTGTCTGACTGTTTAGAAGTTCAGCTTGGCCGCAGAATCAGGCTGATGATATTGCACATCAAACTCTATTCTGGCGTTGATGGCCTCAAGGTCACGGATTGGGTCATCATATTCTTTCATCTCAATATCCCGGTACAAGTAGATTGCGATATTGTCACGGTCATAGACAACCGCGCCAGTGTCACCAGCCGTGTCAAAGTTCCACGTTTCTGCACTTGCTGGGTCAAGCATGCCGTTGCTTGCACGGTATCCATCAATGCCAAGCAGTGGGAATGCCACACGGTTGCGAATACCCTCATCGTCACCAAACTCATTGGCACGTGGGATAATCGAGTTGTTCTCTGCGGTGTCAAACAAGGTCTTGGTAAACTTCGGGTGCTGGACAACGCTGTCTGGCATGAAGTCTGCAAGCTCAACTGACTCAATGCCAGCGTTAATGCTTGCAGTCCCACGGTTATCCTCCGCGCTTGTGTCAACGTCGTTGCCGGCATCCTCAACAAGCGTGGTGATAAACGCGCGGTTGACTGCGTTCTCACACTGTCGGCCAAGATATTCCATGTTCTGCGCAATCACGTCAACAAGGCTCTGGTTAAGCAACTCTTCTGTGGCTGCCATCCCAACACCATGCTTCGTGGTGTTCCATTCCACCGTATCATATTCGCCAGCGTCATCAGTGATTGCACCACCTTCGGCAACCTTTGGGGCAAACTCAAAGTCTGCACCACGTGGGTGGTCACCACGCTGTCGGTCAACGTTAATCACGGTGGCTGCATCACGCGCTATCTTGGCCTTGCGCGCGCCTTCTATAACTGTCTCAATAATCTCCTCACGAAACAGTGTGTCAAGGTTCGCAATACTGTCCTCAAACGCCAGTGCCCGCTTGATGGCGCGGTCAGAATGCACTTTCTTGGTTTCAAATGGTCCATCTGAGCTAAATGCCCCTTTCTCCATCACACCAGAAAGCTCACGGAAAGCAGCGCTGTCCTCGTCAAATGCATACTGCTTATCAGGCTGCTGTCCAGGTGATTCCTTGCGGTCAATCCCCAGCTTGCGATATTCACTATCGTTGACCGGCCATGCACGGCCAACATCCTGTTCACTCAGTCCGCTTGGCACACGCGGGTGTGCAAGCATCAGACCGGCCAATCGCCAGTTACTATCTCCCTTTGCGAGTTTTGCAATCTCGCGTCGTGCTTCTATTTTAGACATTTACACTCTCCCTCCAGTAAGAACTGTGGCAACGAATCTGTCACCTTGCGCACCTGCGGCTTCATGCGCAACACCAACCGAGTTATCACTCCCTGTGCCACTGCCAACCTCACCCTCTTCACCCGTTGCGCCAAGTGAGGTAACTTGCTCACCAGCAGCCACTGCAGCACCTGCAGTCAATCGCACCCGCGCACCATCACCAAGCACCATGACGGTGTCACCAGCAGCAACAGATTGTGCTGAAACACCAATCACTTGCTCACCATCTGTGTCACTGGGTGCTACACTGTTATCACTGCTAATCTTGACGACTTGTCCGGCAAGAACGTCCTCATCAGCAGTAAATGAATATGCAGTCCCTTCAGGAGGACGCATTAATTCCACGTCGTTGAGTAATTCGCTGAAAGCCATGCTTCTACGTGGGTCTTGACGGCATGTCGTAAAAGGGGTTTGCCCTTACGTGCCTATTCAGTATGGATTTGGGTCACGGACAAATGAGATATTGTCGCTATCAGTGTTGTCTGCATCAACCGTTGCATCACCACTCATGGTTTTGCGTGTGCTGCGGTCAGGTTTGTCCTCAAGCGCAGACAGCCGTTTGTCAATATGCTCTGTTGAAGCCTCAAGCTCTTGCACAATCTCAGCGTCAGGCAACTCGCTGAGTTGTTCACTGGCTGCATGCTCCATTTGCGTCACCTCTTCTTCAAGGGTTTGCATGCGCTGTTTGAGAGCCTGCATTTCCTCCATCACATCCATATCCTCCTCCTCCTCCTCGTCCATGCCTTCTTGCATGGCTGCGTCCTCGTCCTCCTCGTCGTCCTCGTCCTCGTCCTCCTGCATGCCATACGAGGCATTTTGCATTTCCTCTTCACTGCCAGGCATATCGTCCTCCGTCAGTTCACCCATAAGCTCATCGTGCAGGCTTTGAGCCATGTCCATAATCTCATCATCTGACATGCCCGTTGTATCAATACCTGCAGCCTCCATTGCGCTCCTCAAGTCCTCTGGGTCAGCCATAAGCAATCTTTCACTCTCGTGGGTGTAAAGGGTTCGTGCTTCACTCAAGGCAACACCTCTTTGTGCAGTCTGTCTGGCAAAGGCAGTTGGCTTTGACGCTGGGTTTGCAACCAACCCAAGCCCAGAAATGTTACCCTTCGTCAACTCTTTCATGTCACGAACTTCGTTATAGACAATCTGCTGACCCTCTGCCTGAATCTCTACTGATGGTCCTCCAAACCCTTTGGCACCATTTGTCTCAAGGGTTTGCTTGAGATTCTCATCTGCATATGCTCCAGCGCTATTGCTTGTGTCAATCTTCAAGTCAGCAAATAGCTCACCATCGTCAGCCTTGGCATTCAGCAGCGTACCCACGTCTGACACCTCATTGTCGGTGTCATGCATAATGTTGATTGAATTATTTTCAATCACCTCAAGGTTCTGCAACCCGCGCGGGGAATACCAAATCGTCTCACCACTGCCTGAATCTGTCCAGGTGCCAGACTGCAAAATCTTGACGTTCTTGTAGACAACTTCTGTGTCAGATAACTTTTCACGCTCTATTGGCTTGGTGGAAAACTCTGCCAAGGCAAATTGCGCGCCATTGCTCAGGCTTGGCCCAATCTGTCCAGTGTCCTCTGTCGGAATCTCACGGCATTCACCAGCAATTTCAACTTGCCCAGCCGGACAGGAATCTGACTGTGTCCGCATGTCTGGCACATCGTCATCTGGCACACAGTTTGGCACAGTCCTGCCGTTTTGCTCTTTTGTGCCAACCATTGTATACCCGTCCCAACATGGGTCCTCCTGCAGCATTGCATCATCAACGGTGTCTGACTGCTTGATAGCATCAATCTCGCTATCTGATAATGCTTGCGCGCCTTCTACAGTCCGCTTGATAGACGCACAATATGCCTCTGGGTCATCCTTGTCACCGTTGTCAAGCACACACGCATCAAAGTCCTCGTAATCAGCAAAGGGCATAGTATCAGATTAGCTGCCAAATAGAAGTGTGTTGTGCCTTCTTAGACACATCACCACAATAGGTAGCACACACACTACGTCAAATTGCGGGTGTCTATCGGAAAGACCGACGTGATGCCATCGTCACTCACACCAAAGCAGGTTGCCAAATCACGGTATCGGGTGGACAATCTGCCACTGATTTGCTCAATAAACTCACTGGGTGGCTTCGGGGATGCACTGCAGATTATCGGTGGTCCATCCCACGGGATACGTCCACTGATATGATAATGACCCATGCAGGCAACATCAAAGTCATGCTCAAGCAATGTCTTGACCCATTCCTTTTCCCGCGCGCTTGTCTCTGCTTGTGGTCTGCGGTGTTGGCCATGTCGCAAATGCCCGCGCAACTTGCCGTCACGCATCCAGAAATTCTTGTATGGCCGTGCTTGGCCAATCTGCATGCTGACATTTTCAAGCACACCATAGCCTTGCAACTGTGAGATAACATTGCGGATTGACTTATAGAGGATTAAATCTGCGTTGGCTTGTTTGGACGTGCCATTGGCGCGGTGATTGCCATGATTGCCGACTTGACAGACAACATTGACAGTGGCAAATGCGTTTGCATAGCTCTTGAGTGATGCAATCAATGGGTCAATCAATGTGTCATGCTGCTCATCAAGCCATGCATCCAAGTCCTCAAACTGCCCGGCATAAATACCTTCATTCGTGATAAAGTCACCACCCCAAAGGATATGCGCAGTATCATAATCGCTACCATGTTTTTCTGAGAGTGTCAAAGACTGCTCTGTGATATACTCAATAACGCTGGGTATCTGCGCTGTTGAATATTGCAAATTGCCGTCCTCGTCACGAACCTCATCACCTGCATGCAGGTCAGTCAGGTGCGTCACCCAATCCTCTGTGCCAGTGTCTGCTGTTGGCAGCGCTGTGGGTGCATCAAGCGTCTTGAATGCGCGCACCAAGCTGTTATGACGCATTTGCCACCACTTATTAGCAATGCGGGTGCGCGTGCCTGTGTGTTCACTTGACCGCAAGGGTTCATCACCCTCAATACCAATGGTGTTGGTTGAGGAATCAACATAGACGTGCCATCCTTGCTGCTTAATATTGCGCAAATGTGCAGCAATCACTGACTCACGCGCATCAAGCTCTTCGCTTAACTCATCAACAGAACTCCCTTGCTGCAATTGGCCAACAATAAACCGCTCACGTTTAGTAAGCTCTGTTGGGTCTGGTTCAGCATCTGAGTCAACTTCTGTCTCAGTGACTGCCTCCATATCGGGTGTGATTGTGCCATGCGCTAATCCTTCTGGTGTGTGTTCCACATGCCATGTGCCATCACGTTTCTCTATCTCAAATCCCTTTTTGCGCAAGCGTGAGCGGACTGTGCTGGTTCCACCCTTTGTGATTCCAAGCGCTGTGCTAATCTCGCCAGTCGTCCCTGGATGTGCAGCCAAAAACTCGCGCTCACGTTCTGTTGGAGGCTCTGCCATTGCCGACACTTGGCAGTCAATGGCTAAATTAACATGGCCTTGCTCGTCCAATCAAGAGCGTTGCTGTGGATTGCACATCACTGCAGGTTTGCTACCAAGCATGTGTCAATACCGAAAGTTGCCGTTGCTATGCTCTTCACAATACAGAAATGGCGAATCACTATCCTGCAAACATGTTGGATGGTTGCACTGCGGTGGTCGCAATTCCCAATGACTCTTATCGTCAGTCATACGTCACGCACATAGGTTTTCCGACAATTAATGTGTGGTGTGAACTTGCGCGCATCCGTGTCTATGTCTGGGTCTTTCTTCGCAGCCTCTTGCACTAACTCTTTGAGTTTGTCTAATGACCGTGGAATACCGCCATGATTGGGGTTAGTCCCACTGAACGAACCACCAATCTTGTCGGCTTCGTCGCTCCCACCGATTAGCCACATACAGGCATCAGTGGTGCGGTCATCTAAGGAACCCACCCAATAGAACTTTTCGTTTTCAACCATGCCGGTTTCTTGGTATCCCTCTTCCCTGGCTTCGTTGATTAACGCTTGTGACTCTGTGCGTGCAATGCTTTCTGCATCACTGCGTGACAACCCTGCCTCTAAATCCTGCAACCTGCCTGCTATCATGTCGGTTGTCCAGCCGTCTTGCATGAGTTGCTCCTCAAAAAACAACCGCAACTGCATGAGTTGCTCACCGTCTATTGTCGCAAAGTCAGAAAAGAATGCGTCTGACATGATTGCGTCACGAATGCGCTCTTTGACAAACGATGGCATTTCTGACTCAACTATCTCTGTGAGTGTCCGACTGCCTGCACCATGTGCAATTCCATGCTGCAACTCAAACATATCATGCTCCCAGCCAAGCCATTTGTCTGTGTCCTCATCAGCAAGCGATAATGTGCAGTGATGATTGCCATGCAATGGAGAACCATCAGCCATTGCAATTGGCTCAACGTCCTCGTCAGGAACTCGTGAGGCGAACAACTCTGGACCATTCAGTCTGTCGGCAAACCACCGCTCACGCTCCTGCTTCCATGTTTCCTCATCATACAACTCAAACAATGACGTGTCTGAAACCACGCCATCCACAACCCGTGCAGTCTGGTTGTATTCATTCTCATCCTGGTCATATTCGCTGATTACAAGTGCCATTATTGCTCACCTGGTTCTGATTCTTCAAACGCTAATGCAGTGTCAACCACATCTGATAGATAGACTCTGTGGTCAGTCGGTAAATTATCTGGTGCTTCTATCTCACCCGACGCATAGGCTTTGGCTTTCTCAAACACTCGCTCTTGAATCTCGTCCTCAAACCCACCCGGTCCTAAAGTAATAGGATTTTTTGGTTTTCCGTTTCTATACCTGAAATTCCCACTGTCATGGTCAATGATTTTGACTTCATCATTTGCGTCAACTATCATATTCGCACCATGCAAGTCATTATTGCCTGCGAAATAACCTGCAGAAATAGTTTCAATGAATGACTCTTCCATTTCTGGTGTCATATTTATGGCTCTGGCATTTCTAAATGTTTGACCGCTAATTCCTTGTTTAACAACATGCTCCTTGCCCAGTGAGTCTGTAGCGATGGCAGTCTCACAAGTCCCTCCACCGAACGCTTCAACAACACGCGGCCCATGAATGTTGTTTTGCCGTGCCTCAAATGACCCACTGACAACACCTGTGCTTATGTCGTTATATGCCTCAACCTCTGTTGCAAAGTCGCGTGTGCCATCCTCATACTCAAGGATGCGCATACGGTCACCAGTCGTGTTGCCACCGACTATGCCTGCCTCTCTTGCATTCTTTGACATTGAGGCATGGTTAAATGCATTTGACAAGCGGTCATCAACAGACATGTCCTGCAACTCTGTTGTTGGGGTTGGAACTCCTATCTTTCGGTCAACATCTCTGATATTGTCCAACCCGACAGAAATCGTGTTACCATCTGGTGTGGTGATAGTCACCTCACGGTCATTTATTTCTTCAATTCGACCAGAAACAACCTCCAAGCTATTATTATCAAATACCTTAATTCCATCTGTTGGGCCTAAGTTCTCATCGACAGGTCCTGGCAACCCAAGGTCCTCACCAACTTCAGCAGCCAACTCACCACGTGGTGCTGGTTCAAACTGCAGCTTGTCCTGTGGAATGATGCCGTAAATCTCATTTAATGGAACTTCCAGCGGTCCATCTGAGGTAATCATGCGCGCAGTGTCCTCGTCCTCCAAACCTGCGAACACACCAAACTTATACTCATATCGTCCATCAACCAATCGCTCATGACCAAGCACTGCACCCTCATCTGGCAAATCATCGTCCTCAAAAACCTCTTGCTCGCTCATCAAAGCTCCAGCAGCTCTTTCTAACTGGGCAATATCACGGTTATCTATCTCACCGTCAACATACGCTTGCACCAGCCGTTCATCCAGTGGTGCCTCAACCTCGTCAGGCTGTGTCACACCATCACCATCCCCGTCCTCACCATCTTCGTCCTCACTAACCGGGATATAATAGAGTCCTCCACGGTCACCCTTAACGACGTTGGCACCTTCAGGTGCTTCTGACGGGTCTTGAATGCTCACAGCGTTGTCTGGCACAGCCAAGTCACGAAGTTGGGCTAAGGCTGCGTTTTCGCGGGCTTCTTCTTCCATACCGTCCTGTGCTAACCGCAGTTGGTCAATATGTGTCATTCGACTAACAACGCGCTGTGCAATCCGACTTGGCAGTTCTTCCACTTTATCAAAGTCAGTCATTTTGCCACCTCTGGACCACCGTATTGCTCATATAACTCTAACACTTCATCTGAAAAATCAACACCTCGTTCAAGTTGTGCCGAGCCAACTTCTGCAACAAACTCTGTTGCATTTGTTGCTGCATACGTACTCACCTCTTCTTCTATCAGTTGGCTTGTCTCATCATCAAACTCCACTGCCCGCAATTCATCTAAACCTAACTCTTCACTTGATAGGACATTCTTTGTGTGTTTTGCGTGCATCATTTCGTGGTAAATACTACCCTCTGGTGTTTCAGTAGCTAAGAAACCTGCATCAAACTCTTGTTGACGTGTTTCCCTATCCACTTCATCCGGGTTCACATACAAACTTCGCTGTCCTGTGTGGTATGCAGCCCCTGCTGCACTCCCTACATCATCCTGTGGGGTGTCAGTGATAGTAAACAAATCTGCATTATCTATCCCTACAAGGGAATCAAATTCATTAAGCCCATTTATCATTACATCAACCTGATTCTCTGCCATTGAGCTGACACCGACTGAAACATTCTCTGGTAGGTTCGTTTCATCCAAAACACGTTGGGTTTTGGCATCCGTTTCATTCTCAATTTCTTCACTCTCTAACCCTTCCCGGGTGGTTAGCAGTTCCTCACCATCCTCTGTCTCATACAGAACACAATCTGTGTTTTCGTCATATGCCACCACTGTAGCAGGGTTTCCACTTGGCGATAACACATCATCGCCAGCCGATAGCACTGCATCATCATCACCATCTACATCAGGTCCTTCGTCTGGTTCAACATCTGCACCAGGAACCTCAAAGTCGTCCAGCATATCATCATAAATAAGATATTCCTCACCAGTCTCTTCTTCTGTGAACCCCACCAACGTCCCTATTTCATCTTTCTCAGTTCCAACTATCGTTATCTCATCCCCACCCTTCAATACCTTGTCTCCGGCGCGCACCTTGTCCACATCAATGGTGCCATCTGGGTTTGACCGCTCTGTAATGTCCTCTGTGTCTGTTGCTTCTTCACCTTGCGGGATATAATACAGTCCATCACGGTCACCACGAACAATGTTGGCACCTTCAGGTGCCTCTGCTGGGTCTTGAATGCTCACCGCGTTGTCTGGCACAGCCAAGTCACGAAGCTTGGCCAAGGCTGCATTTTCGCGCGCTGTGTCAAACTCCTCAACCTTACCCTCTGCCCAGCGTTGCCCTGGGTCACCACCCCACGCTTTCCACATCATCCGACCACAATCTGCCTTGGGTTCATCTGGGGATGGCTCATCATGCCGAGCAAAAAAGCTCTTCATCCTGTTGATTGTGTCCTCACTCAAGTTCTCACCATTGACAATCTGATTGGCGCGCTCCCACCCAACCTGCGTGCCACAATCATTCGGGTTGCCTGTCTCTTCTTTCCAGTCAAGCGCGTTCTGTGCTTGGGTTTGCATCCCTGCTGTTGGGCTTGTGTCAACGTCGCTAACTGCTAACACCCGCCCATCGCTAAAAAGTTGGTCTATGCCTCCACCCATGTCCTCTTCAGGTTGCTCCTGCTGTGCAGCTTGCCCAGGTGATTCATATGACTCTCCGAGTTCCTCATCCTCAACCTCTGACAGTCCCAGACGCTCGCGAACTTCGTTGACTGTCATGTAGTCACCGACTGACTGCACTAGTGACGCTTTCTCAGTCTGGTCCTCCAAGAATGGCTCAAACACCACCTTCATGTGCATGGTGTGGTCAAAGGGTGCGTAATCCCGAACAATCGGCTTGAGAAACTGCTCAATGAATTGTTCACTAAAGCGCCGTCTGTCTGCCTGATTCTGCAGTGACAGCAAGTCTTTGCGCAACTCTGCTGGCATCCCCGAGCCAAGGCCATCACTGCCTTCGTTCAGGAGTTCCACCGGAATGCCAAGACTGGTTGCAAGCATGCGCATATCTCGCTCTTGGATTTTCCCAAAGTCAACAGTGGCAGGTTCTTTCAGGTCAATATCCACATCTGGTCCAGTAACCTGCGTTTCACCCGGTCCAATCTTGGCAAGTCTATTACGAACTCGTCGCAACTCGGTATCGTTTAGTTGCGTAGCTCCTTCACGTCCTGCCCGCGCATGCACAAACGGATAGCCTATGCGCTCAGTGGCTTGGCGCATGGCTTGCTGATTTGACCGGAATGTCTCAATCTCTTCTTCTGACCGCAAGGCTTCACTTATCCCGGTCTTGTCTCTACCAGAGCTTTTGTTAAGCACAATCATGCCTATCTCATCTGGCTCAAACTGTGGTACGTCTCCATAGCTGCCGTCTAAATGTTGCTCCCAATACAGGATATCGCCATATTCGTCAGTGACAGGCAGCATGGTCCAGGGTTCAATCATCTCAATATGTGAGAAATTGCCTGTCTGTGTCTCAACAATTTCACCCAGCGCATATGGATACCACAGGCAGTCCTCACCAAGGTCAAGCACCAAGTCATCAAGGTGTCCGACGTTCTCATGCAACCAGTCCTCCAAGCCATCATCCTCTGCCTGAATGTCAATGCCAGTCCCAAACTTGATTAACGCTTTGCTATGGAATGCTTGTGAGACAATCCCGCCTGACTCACGCATCTGCTTAACGTCACGCATGTCACCCTGAGATATGTCCTGTCCGGAGAATGTGACAGAGGTGTCTGTGCCTGCACCCTCCACCTGCGTTTGTGGCTTGGCATTTAACTGTCGGCGCTTGGCGCTGACATATTCAGATGCGTAACTGCGGATAGAAGAAAAAAGACCGCTATCGTTATCTGGCATAGCAAGACGTTAACTGTGCTATCAGTTAGGTTTTTGCCTATCGCAAGTCACGTGGATATCCAGAACCAAACCCACAATCAACGCAAATATACCGCGTGCCAGATGCAGGATAGCTGTCAGATGTGAATACATGTGTGTGCATGCAATCCCTTGCGTTTAGCTCTTGCAATGGCGTTCGTCGCTCTGCTCTATCCACAATCTCAAATGGGTGTTTGTCATCCATTGCCTATCGCAACCGTTCAACTATGCCACGCGCAATTGCATCAATCTGTGTTGACTCCAACCTGACTGTCTCTTTGCCATCACTGGCTGACTGCACGTCATCAAGCTCAACAAACTTGCGGGTTGTTGGCGGATTGTCACTGCAACGCTGCAGAAACTCACCCCATGTCTCACTGTCCTGTTTGGATTGCTGTGCATCATGCCATGCCTCAACTGGAACTCGTAGCGTTTTGTATTCTGTCATTGTGTTATCGGGTTTGTGATTCCATCTGCATATGGATGTAGAATGCTATGCAACATAAGTATTGCTAAGTAACTATTCTTGGCGGGTCTGGTAGTGGTCTTGCACCAGTTTTCCGGCTGCTTCCATATCTGTGGCAAACCCAACCAATTCCAGGCTTTCTGCCAGGAGGATGCTCACGCCTCTGCAGTAGTAATGCCCCATGCCAGACACAATCTCCTCAACCGTGCCGTTGTCGTCAGTGCAAACAATTTGTTTGCGACCATTTACAAGCGAACCCGACATGCCATAGACCCACTCATAGCCTGCTACTGTGTGGACAACTGCATTCTCAATGTTCGCTTTGTTAAGGTCTGTTACGTCGCTTACTTCTGTCTGTTGTTGTGCTTCCATCTCCATATAATTGTAGTACCCGTGTCTACATAAGTCTTACTAAGTTAGGATATTAACGTGAATAGATTTGCCGCAATGCGCGGTCAGTTCTGTCACCAGAGGTTTGTAGGTATTTTTCTGCAGTCTGCATTTTGGCCCAGCCAAACATTGCCTGTAGTGGTGCTGGAGCAAGACCACGGGCAACATGGTGTGTAGCTGCTGTAGCACGCAACCCATGTGGGAATATTGCATCTGTGTCAAGCTCTGCACATTCCTCTGCCACCCGGTCCACTCTACGATTTACTGACAACCGTGAGCGTGGATATCGCTTATACTCAGTAAAGAAACGTTCAATGACTATCTCTGTGCGTGCATCAAACCCATATGGGACTTTCCGAACGCTGTTCTGTGTCTTAGGGTGCCATCGGGTTTGCAATGCCTCTTCCCTGCTAATAGGGCCATGCGCTGCTTTGTCCTCTGCACTACGGACACAGTAGCCACACACACCACCATCACGCCCTTTGTCGCATGGGTCATGACGTGGCACATGAATCATTTGTGTGTTCATGTCCACCCATGACCGTCGCATATGCGCTATCTCACCAGCACGAAAGCCAAGCCGTCCTGCTGCTGTAATCACAAACTGTGCCTCTAAGCGATACGGCTGGTCTAACCGATGGCTTGCCTCATAGAGCAACTCAAACTCACGCTCTGTCAGCGCTGCCTCACGGCTGTGTCTGCAGCTATCGCTAGTCGTCGCTGGAAACTCAATGGGATGACCCATTGATTAGTGGTCGTAAAAGCAGAGGACGTTAAAGTCGTGTGGCTCTGCAATGAATGCGTCATTCCCACCAGCCAAGCCTCCTACCTCTGGCGTACCACCGTTTTGTCCTAATGCAAATGAGACTGCGCTCTCTCCACCTGTCAATGCGCGAGTCCAGCCGTATAGTGCTGTGCAGACAACTGTGGGAGCTGCAATGCCAATCTGCTGCTCTGCTGTCTCTGCATCCCATAGCACCACATCTGATTCATCGTGTCCAAGGTTGCTGACCAGCGTTTGTAGCGCTGTCTGGGTCTGTCGTGCTGCTTGTTTGGCGGTCTGTGCGTCACTTACGTCTGAGAGTTGTGCTGCTTCCATCTCCATATGATTGTAGTACCCGTGTCTACATAAGCCTTACTATCTTAGTCTCTGAACCTGCAGTCAAAGAAAAACAGAGCTTCGCTTAGTAGTTGCCGGAGGCTTTCAAACCAGTCTGTTGTAGTGCGTCCTTGATTCTATGCTTCTGTTTCTGCTGCAATGCCCGATAGCAATTTTTCACAGCAGTCAACTGCCTCCTCATTGCGCATGTCAACATGCGGTGTGTTTGCAATCGCCTCAAGCGCAGGAATCAACACCTCATTCACCAATTCTCTTTGTAAGTATGGGTGTTCTGCCTGCAGCGCAATCTCCAATTCTGCCGAGTCAATACCACTGTTTACTGCGTCTGCCATCGTGTCTGCGAGTTGTTCTGCTTCCATTACGTATAATTGTAGAACCCCTGTCTACATAAGTCTTACTATCTTAGTCTCTGAACCTGTAATACCGGCTGTCACATTCAGGACACACCCAGACACGCATCTGCATTGCCTGGTCTGACACCCACTGCACATCTGTCTCACACAGACTGCCACAGTCACAGCGATGTGGGTCAGGCAACCAAGGCACCAAGCGGTGTGTCTCTTGGCGCGCTTTATCCGTCGTGTCTGCTATCGCATCCTGTATTGGTCGGTCTACCACAGGTCATCACGGTTGCCATAGGAGCCACTGAACATTGTTTGCGACACATCCGCGCCTCCATGATTGACAACCAAGCTCAATGAGTCAATCATGTCGTCATGTTGTGAGTCCGGCCATGCAAGCAGTTGCTGATGCAGAGCATCAAAAGTATCGTCACCCCAGTCAATAAACTGCACCTTGCCTGAGCTTATTGGAATACTCAGGTCAATTATCTTGTCTGCTTTGTTTCGTGTTGTCTGCAATGGCGTGGCACGCAAGCCACGGTCTTGCAACTCCTGCTGCAACCATCGTTGTGACTGATTAGCTTCGACAACCACACGCGGGTTATCGCATTGTGCTGCAATTGACTGAATGAATTGCACGCCCTCTTGCAGAGTCATGCCACGGCGCTGGATGGTATCTGCAATAAATATCTTGCCTTGTGAGGGATGCGGATAGGCAACCGTCACACCCCAATAATCAGTGTCACGCTCTTGTGCAGCCTGTGCGTCTGCTGTGGCTGCTGGGTCCACACCAATGACTGGACTCAGGAAGTCAGGCACCACGTCAGGTTGCACGAGGCTAAACATATCACGGCTGAATGTGCCACCACCAATCTGCACAAAGAGTCCCTCAACCTCCTGCTGTCGGATTGCCTCTGGCAGGTCCATCATATCCTCGTGATAATCTGACGGTGTGTGCGGGTTGGCATATGTTGGCACACCTGTTATCGCCAAGGTGTCTGGTGACTCAAAGACAGTGCCAGCGCCATAGTCGTATTCCTGCGTCTCACGTTCATCAACGAAAAACTCCCATGTGTGATTGCGGCCCTTGGGTGTGGTTGTCACATAGCCATTGCGAAAGCCACCAGTCCGCAACCGCTGCATGAGAATCTCGCGCGCTCTGGGAGGCACTTCTGCCTCTTCGTCAATCCACCACCACGACAGGTTCAGTCCCTTCAGCCTCTCAACTGTGCGCCGGTTATCTGCAGACAGGATTAATGCGCGGCTGCCATTCGGCGCATGCACACCGGGTTCAACAGCATGCGCGCTTTGGAACTCCCACCCCATCTCAAACAACCCAAGGTCACGCATCTCATTGATGATAACGTCCTGCACCATCGTCCTGGTAGGTGCGACAATCGCACCAAGCTCACCAGGGTTCCAATCCAGCATATTCCGCATCGTTCGACTAATGCCGGCAAAGGTCTTGCCTGCGCCAACGCCAGACACATACGCAACATATCGGCTTTTGGATTTAGCAAACTTACTTTGCTCTGGCGTTAAATCAAATTCGGTAGGCTCACTCTGGCTCTGTGAAGTTAAAGACAATTCCCTCACCTCCTACATCCACTTTGTCAGCTTGCTTTTCTTTGTTGCCACTTTCCTGCAGCCATTCCCACTTCATCTTGCGCACCTTAGCTGCCTTATACCACTTTCCCTGCTCCTCCAACTTGCGCGCGGACCTATCAAACCCCAAGTCGGTTTTTATCTCGTCGTCTCGGCCAATGTTCGTGCGCAGATAATCCTTGACGATGTTAATGTCGTCGCTTAGGGTGGATTTCACATTCCCATATCTGTCTTTGAGGTTAGTTGGTGTTATCTCAGAGTATGGGTCACGGCTTTCTTTCCACAGCCGAACAATCTCTGCGCGTTTTTGATATGCCGTGTACTCCGTCGGGCGTTTATCGGTTGGCACATCTACTGATTCATAGTCTGGATGTTCGGTCATATTCGCTTACTCATCTTGGTTTACCGATGCATCTTTTTGTCGTTTGGCCTTACCAATGCGCTTCTCAATAATGGGTTTATACGCATTTTCCTCGTCTAATTCAAACCCGACATAATCAAGGCCATTTTGGATTGCAGCCACTGCTGTAGTACCTGAACCCATGAATGGGTCTAAGATTATATCACCACGGTTTGTTGTGTTCTCTATGGCCGTCTCAACCAAAGATACACTAAATGGAGCTGGATGTTCACCATACTCTCTTTCACCCTCATTTGCTGCGTGTGCGACATCCCATACAGACGGCGCTTTCATGGTTTCAAGCATCGGTCGTTCACGACAAAAATGGTAAATTGGCTCCCAATCAGTTTGGAATTGACCACCCTTGGGTAAGTGTGGACGGTGGTATTGGTCTTTCTTCCAGACGATATAGGAACGGCACGGTAAAGGCACACGGTCAATTATCCATGATGATGGATTTACAGTGCCATCTTGTGTGTTATGGCCTAAGTTGATGAACAAATGACCATCTGGTTTTAGCACTCTCGCAACTTGTGCAAACACGTCACCTAAGAAGTCTCTAAACTCTTCTGTTGTTTTATCATCCGCATAATCCACAGTCTTGCTTTTACGGGTTCCTGACTGTGTTTTCTCAACATTATACGGTGGACTTGTAAACACCATATCAACACTGTCATCATCCAACCGTGTTTTCATCCCTTCCACGCAGTCCTCAAAATACACATTGTGGTTTGAGTCATACTCATATGCCACTGGTTGGCTATTATTGAGTTTAATCTCTTGCAGTAACTCGTCAATATCCTCACCGGCTGCGGTTGTGATTGATTGCACCTCATCACTCATGCCGTTGTTTAGCAGATAATCATACTCCAGCGCATCACGCTTGCGGTCATGCTCACCGCTAATCTTGTTCAGTTCCAACCGCCACAGCCTGCGCTCTGCATCGTCAAGGTCATAGAACTTGACCGGTACATCCTCAAGGCCAATCTCCTGTGCGGCACGCCATCTATGCTCACCATCCGCTATCAAGCCGTCCATATCGGCCACAATTGGGCCATCAATCCAACCCTTGGTGCGCATGTTATCACAGAGTTTGCCAAACATGGCATCGCTCTGTTCGTTAGGATTATCGCCATCAACGTGGAGTTCGTCTATATCCACCACGCGCTCTTGCTCTGGTTGTGGCAAGGCATCAGTTTTCATGACAACACTGCCTCAATAACCAAACTGTCTGTAGTCAATCCATGTTGCATTGTCTATTGCTTTCCCACCCAGGAGGAAAAGATTACCTATACCATGTGTGACGGGTTGTCACGGCCAGTGTCGAATGGTATTAGGAACTCTGCAGGAAAAGCTGGGACTGGAATCAGATAGTTGACGGCGGTGTAGCTGCCATATCGGCCATCGTTATTCACCTCAACCTTTCGCCATAGCTCACGATGCTCTTTGACCCACTGCACAATCTCATCATGCATTGGCATGATATATCCCTTTGAGTAAATGCTGTCACCTGTTTCGTCAAGATATAGCCAGACAATCAGGTCAGCCTCTGATTTAAAAAACCAGCCAGGTTGCGCCTCTTCGTACACAGAGAATAGTTCAATCGGCATGTTGCCGGTGAAAATGTATTTCCATGCCTGTGTTTTCACGTCTATCCGGTTGTTGTCGTCACTCAGGTCAATACCAGCACGTTGGAGATGTGGATGTGTCTCATATGGATGCAGGGTTGCATCTAACAGGTCAGCAACAAATGACTCACCAATATCACCCACTGCAAGTTCCGCGTCAAAGTCATACGGCATCAGTCGTCCTCCTCATTGTCTGCCTCATGACCTGGCTGCATGCGCTCAAAGCAGTCAGTTTTTGGATTGTATTCTGTGCCATGCACAAAATGGTCACCTTGTTGCTTGACTGTAATCATATCCGTTTCGTGAAACCTGTGAGTCACACCTGCACTTCGGCAAGCGCTGCAGTGATAACTGCTTCCAGCAGCAGTTGTGATTGAGGCATGGCCGTTGGGACACCGATAACCCCACAACAACCGGGTTGCGTTGTTTCTATCAGTTCTCATGGGTTGGGTCTTGTAGCAGGCGTTGGCATTTGGCAACCACAGCTTTTTCACCACGTTGACCGGCTGTGCGTTGAAGGTGTGTCAGTGTTGGTCTGTCAGTCAATGCCAGATAAGACAACCCACCCCAGGCAAACTGGATAATATCGTCTTGCTCTATGGCAGCTTGCTGTGTTGACAGCATTGTCTGTCGGCTGTGGTCAAAGCCACTCTTGCCCACAGTCCGCCTGGCTTGCCGCGCAATCATAACCCCATTGTTAGCCTTGATGGTGCCAAGCAGTTGCTCATACCGGCGCTTGCGTTGCTCACGCTGCTTGGCCGGTGACTGCTCATAATCGTTCATGCTCAGATGCCCGCAATGCTTTCTTGTAAATCGTCTTATCCCCACCAGTTGCGCCGTTAGTTTCTCCAGCGCAGTATTTGCATTCCCGTCTATCCATCAATGCAGGGTGGTCATCAGGAATCTCGCGATACTCACTAAGTGCTAATTGGTGGCAGTCTGGGTCACTGTGATAGATGTGTGGCTTGTTGCCATTACCAGAGCGTGTTATCCAACGCATCACTGGTCACCCTTGTGTGTCCATGACATTCTGTGACGGGCAACCCCACAGGATGGACATTGTCTGGTGTCAATCGCTCGCACAGTGTCTATCACCGTGTTGCACTGTCCGCACACGTGGACAACACCACTGCACTGTGGGCAAATCCAGCCTTGCCCGTCGTCAACAAGATTAAAGATTAGTTGTGGTGCAAACCTTGCTCCACAAGATAGCGGGCAATCTTGCACCTCTTGTAATGCGCTCTCTGTCATTGTTGCACCTCTGGCGCTGGTTTGGTATCATCCTGCATGGCTGCAGTCTGTCGCAATCTGGCTTCTGGAAATGCATACCGCTTGCCTGCAACGTCAACCTCGTGGGACTGCACAAACCGGCATTCTATCACACGGTCATCACGGGCAAACCCAGCATTGCAATCTGCAACAGTCTGGTCATCGTCAATCGTATACTCATCGCAGCGCTCCACTGGACGGCCAACAACAAGCATGGTGGACTGGTCGTTGCTGTCTGCAGTCACATCAACCACGTGGTCACCAACGTGCAGGGTTGGGTCACTCATGACTGTGCGTCCTCGTCAGACACATCGAACTCCTGCAGCAGTGCATCGTGCCAGGTGCGGTCACCCTTGTTTTTTGTTAGCTGCTCAAACTCGTCATCGCTGAATACCACGTTAATGCTTTTCATTGTGTTAACCTGTCCTCAAACTGCCGTGCAAGCTCCTCACCAAACTGTGTCATGCGCTCACTCTCGTAATGCACTGTGACTGTGGCATTGTGTCCTGTGCCACACACCATACCTGCAAGTGGCTCCACAGTGACTCTTGGCCCACCAACTGTCATGACAAGTTCCAACCCAACCACCTTGTCACGGCTGACGGTATATTCTATGTCAAGCATGTCAAGCTGGTATGGGTCCTCAATATCTGCTAACCGCTCTGCCTGACTTTCGACTAACTCAAATAGGTCTGCTTTCTCTGTCTTTTGCTGCATTGTCTTACCTACTTAGATGGTGGACTGCTGATGATATAAGTCTTACTAAGTATGGCTAAAACGCTGCGGTGTTAATCACACGTTGAATGTTTGCATAGACTGATGCGCGGTCACCCAAGCGCCAAATAAATAGCTTTCCGTTGTTGCAAGAAAAGACAACGCGATAGTTGCCAACCCTCAAGCGATACACCGTCTCATGCACACCATCCATGAGGATAACAGAATTGTGGTCAGTTGGCTTGCGCGTTGCAGCAACCTCATCTAAGACACTGCCAACACGCTGTCTGGTTGCTGGGTTCTCACCCTGCCATTTCCGTTTGAGACTTTTCTCAATCAGAATCTCACGCATATGCAATCAGTCCTTATTAGGGCCAAACGGCAGCTTATCAAGAGACTCTGGCGCAGACACAGCGATAATTGCAATCACCAGGATGATAAACTGTCGTTCTCCCAAGCCCCACACTGCGGCTGTCGTGCCAAACAACAACAGTGCAAACACACCAACCCCGCGCATCACGGTTGCAAATTCCATGATAAAAATACGCATGCAGCCACTTTCAGTCTTGGCCCTTTGTTAAAGCGCTGACCACTGCGTCAGCCTGACCACGCACATAATCCTGCCCATAGACAGGTGCGAAGTGAGTCTGCAAGCGCTCTTGCATCTCATCCCATGACTCATCACTCACACGCGCTATGTCAGGTCTGAACTCCCAATGAGAAAATACCTCAACACAGTCATCACGCTCCCATGCATGCACGTGATACTGCATGCGTTGGTTGTCTCGGTCAACACGACGCAGTGACCAGTCATGCATGTCTCCAGTGACAGGATGTTTCTTCGTTGCTTGCAATCGCACACCAAGAAACCGTGGTGCAGGCTCATAGCCACGCAACAACATGTCACGTCGCAGAGAACCACCAGTTCTGGCAATGCCAACAAACTCCTTGCGACCAAGCGTGTAGGCTGTGTATCCACCCAACCTGCGTGCTATTGGGTCAAGCCACAATAACACCTGTTTCACGGTTGTGTCATTGTGGCAACTCTTGCTCTGCCCACTCTGGTTGTTTCTCTGTCATCACTTGGTGAATGCAATATCGGACTGCTTGACTGCGGTTTGATATCATTGGCTCATGCTCCTGCAACTCAGCAAGGAATGTGTCCACGTTGGACCCTTTCTTGCAAATCCCCAGCGCGCGGTAATCATCGTTGCTCATTCGACAAACTCCATGATAAGACCGTCTGTCTCAACGCGCACAAAGCCACGTTGGCCTTCAATCGGTGGCTGCACGTCATGCACAGTGATATCTGACTGCTCAAACCCAAGGCTCCTGGCAGTATCACGTATCATCTCAGCGCGGACATGGTTGTCAGCCAGATAGCTGACGTTAGGCTTGTCGTCACGCTGGACAATAGCACGGTCAAGCAGCAAGTCAACATCCCGCTCTTTCTCACATCTCGAACATGCCATGTTGATAAGCGCATTACCATCAAAAAACATCAAGCTGCCTCTGTGGTCCATGCGCATCTCATGCTCATGATAGTGCGGCTCGTAAATGCCAGCACGCACAAAGTCACGCTTGCTCATCCCTGGCGGATATGGAGTCATGCCATCACCACTTGTCTACTGCCGAGTTTTGTTTGCTGCATCTGCAATTACAAACACTCACCAACAACTATTAAGTCTTGCTAAAAGAGGTGCATGTGCCATGTGTCATGGTTGCAGACATAGCAATAGCGCACACTGGGTGCAAGCTCCTCATTGCAGTTGTCACACTGTCGACTCATTCTATGCCGGGTTCGCGTGACTGTGTTTGCTCACGGTCTGTCCACCAGTCACCATACATTTCCTGATAAGCCATAGAAAACTCTGGATGTGTCGTTGAAAGCACCTCAACAAACTTGTCTGTGTCCACCCACCACACTGATGAATCACCCTTTGGCCACTGATGCGCAATGTGACGACTCTCAAGCATCTCCTGATAGCGGTTGAGTGTTGGCCGACTGGTGCCAGCAATATCCTCAATCGCATTCTGCACGATAGATTCGTGAACCTTGACCGCATCACCAGCCTCACGGTTGATGCGGTCATCAATTCGTTGCAGTCTGTTTTTCGTCGTGGCTGAAACGGTTGAGTCTTTTTTGTTTTTTCGCTCCTCGTCCTCCAACAGTGTACCCACCCCGTCAGCAATATCCTCAACATTGTCCTCCAACCGTCGCACACGGTCAGTCAAGTCACCACCCTTAGACCCCTCAATATAGCTGCGCAGAGCGTTATTCACCTCAGTTTTCAGGTGTCCACGAATGCCACCACGGCGGTCACGAACATCCTGCCGAAACTCATTCCATAGCTGTTTGTTGACACGAACTCCAATCTGTTTCTCTGCTTCGTCCTCCATCATAACGCTAAACTCACCCAACCGTCTTTAAAGTTAGGATAAGGTAGCGGTTAGTAGTAGTAGTAGTAGTTGTACTAGTACTAGTAGTAGTAGTAGTAGTAGTACCAAAACGAAAACGACAGCTACAGCGGTTGTGCTTGCTGTATCGTGTTTTCTCTCTGTGGAGTCACACTGTTGTGTGGCTGAAAGTGCAAAACAAAAAAGGATTGAATCTTTCGGCAACTGCGTGTTTTTCTGCGTCAATCAACCCGTCTCAACAACAGTGGATTGTCTGCTGTCTCATTGAGTTGAGACACACACTGTCCACAGATTGGTTCGTTCTGATAATAACCGTGGATTGTTTTGGACGTTTTGCAGACTGAGCAAATCATCAGTCCAATGCCTCGGTCACGCCACGATATGCAGCAAGTTCAATCTCACTTGCAACCTGCAGTTCTATCTGGTCCACAAGCTCACCGACATTGACTATCTCACCCTGGTCACGTGCCACACAGTCAAGCGCATGCTGTGCAAACTCGTCATGTGTTTGGCTGCTGTCCTTGCAGTCATCCCAGGCTTGCTTGGTTGCCTGTGAGACAGAGATGGACGGACTCACAGCGACCAGCACCCAACTGCTGCCACAGTTACGCCAGACACGGCTGTCATGACCACTAAGAAGAAGAACGTTGCTGCATCAGACATCTATGCCGTCACCTCTGCACATGTGTCTCAGAGCCTCTTTCATGGACATATCCCGCTCCTTTGCAACCTCTTTCGCGTGTGCATGCACAGTCTCTGGCACACGCATCAATGGGCTTGCCATGCTCTACACACACACCACTGTGTCTTAACTGTTTACAAATCGTTAACTTTAAGACCTTGGGGGTTGTAGTATAGTATGTAGTAAGATGGAAGAGAAAGCTAACAACGGCAAAGCGATGCACCCAAGTCAGGCAACTCCAACTGTGTCATGCAGTGACTGTGGGACACAGATTAATGAGACAACTGCTGGTGGGAATCACGTGGACGGATATCTCTGCTCATCGTGTGCAGACACAGACAAGGTCCACGCAATGATGCTCAAGATAGCAGCAGAACAGGAATAATCGCAATAATGACCAACGAATACAAACGCAAGGTGCGAGCGCTCATGGAGGAGGGAATGACAAGAAGTGATGCGCAGGGTTATGTTGACGCACAACTATTGGCAGAACAGGCATTTAACAACAACAACGGCAGCGACAACAACGACAACTAACAACAATGGAAGAACTAACTATCAACGAATGGATTGCAGTGCAAGAGAACCTCCAAGAGTTCCTCTGGGAGTTGCGTGACACACACAAGGTGGTCAAAGAGACAGACGAGTTCGTGCTGTTTGCAGATTACGCTGGTCATGAGCTGCGTGAGTTTGCCCAGGGTAACGATGTGAGTCGCATTGGACTCTATCAGGCAATGCACAATGCAGCACGCAGACACCACCGTCCAGATGGCGCAGGTGACCCTTGGTCTGTTGCTGACCCAGTCTATGTCTACAAGGCTGACTGACTGACTGATTCAGACAACAACCACTCACACACCAACCACACCGCACACACAATGGATTATTACGAACCATCACCGAACGTCACCAGCGCTGCCATGCACGACAGTATCAATGAGATTGTGGCAGACAACATCCGAACAGCAGCCATGCACGGGATGCAGATTGTTGACTTTCCGACATTCAACCGCATCTGAACCAAGCACACCAAATCAAATATCTGGGGCAACAACTCATGATATGGACCCAGACGAATGGTTTGATAACCCTATTGAACATCCAGTCTTAGCTGTCGAAACATGCAATGGTCGGTTGCACCTGCAAGGCAAGAACGGCTTTATCTCTGGCGTGCCAGTCAGGATAGTACCGTGAGTTAGACAGCATCCTCATTCTGCCATCCAAGCAACTCTGAGCTAAACACAGATTGCGTGCTGCTCTTTTCAAACGCTGGGATGAGACTGCGCGTCAGCAGCGTGCCATCCTCTGCTTTTAACCCGGCTTCGGCAAATGTTTGGCCGTTGGCTTGACTATCAGGAATCAGCGCCTGCACACGAAGCTGGCCGATATCACTAGCACGAATGTTATCACCTATCGCTGCAAGCACAGAATCATCCACTGTTTGTGACGCATAGCCAAGCCGTGGGGTTTGGTCGCGCAAACCCTGTGGTGCAAAGCGACTAATCCCAAAACGCGCAAAGGCTTGCGTTGTATCGCCTATGGTTTCTGTCGTCAATTGTGTGTTATCTGCTGTCACAAAGGTTGACCCATCTGCACTGACCGCAATGAATTGGTCACCCGTTGTGTCATTCCATGTTGTGCGCAAGCGCGCGCGGTCAAAGCCAGATTGCACAGTGTCACTTGCAACAGTGTCCACTGCATTCACATCAGGGAATAATTCTGGACCGTCAAGAAACCCGCTTGGTTCGTTGACGGTGTTATCAAAGAAATAATTGTATTCATCGTCAGCAATTGATATCACGTCAAGGTCAATCTCGCCATAGTCGTCATTTGTGGAACCAGTGGCTGTAAAGTCTGCATTTCCAACCCGGATTGTAATGGTGTGACTCCCTGCAGCCAACGTGCCAATATCGTCAGAGCCACCAAAGCTGGCCCACGAAAATTCAGTGAATGTTGGGCTATTCCCGGCTGAAAAGCCATTGATAAAGGTGGCCGTGCTTTGACCGTCAACCTCAAAAATCAATTCTGGGAGGACGATATCATCATCTGCTGGGTCATCTGGCGTGAACTTTCTGCGCGCGCGCAAGGTCCAGTCAGTCCAGTCATATTCGTTTGTGAACGAATAACTCACACTATCTGCAGGCTCATCTGGCGTGTCAGTTCCTTCAACGAAAATTCCACCAAACCCAGTCAACCTGCCATCCGATGCGGTATCTGCAGCTTCTTCGAACGTGCCAAAGTCCTCTTCAGCTTCAAACACAAAGTTGGACTGATAATTTTGCAGGTTGCCATTCTGCACAAACCCTGGTTCATCTTGTGGCAGTGTCAGGTTAGATTCCCACTGGGTCTGCGTGTCCAAATCCTGCACGACAACCTCATTAAAGTCTGTGTTTATGATTTGGTCAACAAGGTCAGTGTCCTGTATTGTTGGGTCTGTGTCACCAGAGCCATAGGCATATGTCGCTGGAAATGATGGATTGAGTCCTGCAATCACTTGTGACAGGAACTCCAAGCCATCACGCGTGATTGTGCTGGTTTCCTCTGCGGTTGGCCCAAAGCTAATCGCCATCTGTGCTGTGTCAACAGTGGCAACCTCTGTTTCAAGCCGTGACAAGGCAATCAAGTCACCAGTGACTGTTTCGCGCAATCCGATGGTTCTCACGTCTGTGGCACCCGGTGTGGTCTCATAACTCGTGGCAGGCTTGTCCACCACCGTCAACTGGCCTTCAATCGTCAGTTCTCCCTCAATCACGACAAACGAATTGCGTTCATCGGCACCCGCTTGGACCGTCTGGGTGTCGGTGGCTTGCACGATGCGTTCAGTGGTCACATCAAAGTTTTCGACTGTGGCAACCTCTGTCGGTCCACTGACAGCACTGTCTGACCGGATTGGTCGGTCAGTGGAGGCAGAGAACACCATCTCGAATTGTGACAACGACGTTCCTGCAAGGATTGCATCCCGCAAAGCATTGCGTCCTTCATTGACAAATCGGCTCACGTCAGATTTGACTGTGTCCGAACCCTGCACCTCTGCATTGACTGACACACTTGCTGTTGGCTTGGTGTCTGTCGTTATGTCTGGCACGTTGTCTGGGTCACTGTCACGGTTGCTCACCCGCTTGAGCGTCTGACTCTGCTCTATCAGGATATCGTCATCTGCACCCTTCTTTGTGACAACCACCAACTCATTTGTCTCTGATAACCAGCGGGTTCTGTTTTCTGCAATCCGAAAGTCACGACGTATCCCGCGCGCCTCTATGATTATGTTGACAACCTGCCCAGGTTCTGCGTCATTTAAATCTGTTGTCGTCACAGAGCCAGTCAAACTGCTTTGCCTGCCTTGCAAGAACTCTTCACCAGCCGCAATAGCGTCATTGACATTCGTTATCTTTGGTCGGGTGATGCTATCGCCTTGCACACCTGGTCCAGCCGCACCAAGGTTGCGGGCAATCCCAAGCTGGTCACTGCTGTTGTCAACCTGCACAGACTCATTGCCATTAGCATAGTTGACAGTCACGCGGTTGCGAGTTTCACCACCTTCTATGCCAAGGTCATGTGTCACCCAGTCACCGTTTCCTATGTCACGCGCAGTCCGTGTCAACTCTGCACGCTCAAAGCCAAACGACAGGTCTGGGTCAACACGTGGCAATTCATTCCCAGACTTGGCGCGGACACTCAACAGGAATTGCTCAACCGTGTCACCCTGATAGCTTTCGGTTAGCTCCTGGTCATCCACCACGTCAACCTGTGTTGCATCAAAACTGACGGGTGGCACGTCCTCTGTTATCACCGTCTCAAGTGCGTCACTTATCAATGACCCAGTCAGGTCAGTGGAAACAGTGTTGCCACGCAAGAACTGGTCAAACGAATATGCCTCTACCTCCAGCCGCTCTGCACCTGCTGACTCACGCTCTGGTGTTGACACGACATAGCCAATAAAGTCAGTCTCAAACCCACTGGTGTTGTCGTTTTCATACTGAAACTCAACTTTCGTGCCACGGGTGAAAGTGTCAAACAGGCTTCCCTCAAGGTCATCAAAAAATGCCTTGGCAAAATCACCAAACGGGTTAAATGTGTTAACGGTTAGCACGTCATATAAGCCATCTGCATCAGTCAGCGTCGTGTCATCGTTGACAATAACTTGCCAGTTGCTCATGATTGCACCCTGATGAGAGCCAACGTGGGTGCGTCCTCCACGTCAGTCCGTCCAGCAATCCGTTGCACCCTAAACGCCTGTGAGCCATCTGGCACCACACTAAACGAACCCATGTTAAATAATCCCTGAAAGTCAAGTTGCAACGCTGTCCGTCTAAGTCGTGGTGCTATCATATCCTTTGCAACTATCTCTGCTTTGGCTGGTCCATCCTCAACAAATTGAAACTGAATGTCAAACGCATCATACGCAGTTTTTTGATGGTCGGTATAGTTTGGCAGGTCTTGTGGTACCTGTCGAATGGTTGAATTTGGCCGTCCAACAACACGGGTGATAGTGATATCCTCAAACAGTGACACACTTTGGCTTGTGTTCTTTAACACCAATGGTCCACTGCCGCTCTCAGTCGGTGTCTGTGCAACTTGCCGTGGTGACCCACGCACATCCCCAACAGCCGTCAGGGTTAGCTCCACGCCCACGACATTGCGTCTGCCAGGTGCATATGTAAGTTGCAACGCGCGTTGTTGCTCTGCTGCCGGACACACTGTCTGCTCAGTCACGGGATATGCGCCAGACAGATTGTTGCCTGACAATTGCAGGGTAAGCTCTTCACCACCACCTGTCTGACTGCGAATCATATCTGCCAGCAAGATTGCATCATCATATGCTGTCGGTCCCACAAGTTGACTGACAATCCGATATTGCTCAAGTCGTGAGCGCTGGTCTTGAAACCGTGGTTGCAACTCACCGTTCTGATAAAGATTGAGCGTTGGCTTTCCAAAGTCAACAGAAAACAACGGACTGCCTGATTCCTCTAACACTGGAAAGGTCAGCGTGTCACCACGTGCCTTGTGATTAAGTGTGACCTCCATTATCCACCACGCCTGGTTGCATTGTCTTTTCTGAACCTGCCTTGGTTGTCCTCAACTGACATGCCGTCTAAGAAGATATCCTGCGCATCTGACCCAAGAGAACCAAGGAAACTCCCACCTCCACCTCCACCACCACCACCGCCTGACTCACCGCTCAAAGCAGCAGCAGCATCATCAACCACGTCACCGACAGTCACACCGCCAGCAATCTCCACGCCACCAATCAACCCTTGCAGGTCACTCAGCCGTGACTTAATCCCGTCAACAAACATGCCAATCACATCCTTGCCCCATTGCTTTGCATCGTCAACAAAGTCATCAAACGCTGACAGACCATTCTCTATCTCGTCAACAATTCCACCAACAAGCGCTTTAGCGCTTTCAACCGTGGACTGATATGCATTGTCTATCCCGGTGATAATCCCGGCAATCATATCCTTACCATAATCAATTGCATTGCCAATAAAGTCCTCAATTGCAGTTTGCAATGGCACCAGGAATGCGTTAGCCTCCTCCTCAAAGTTGTGTGCTGCCTCACTAAATGAATCAATGAATGCTGCAATCTCGTCTTGGAAGTTGGCAATCAACAATATCAACGCAATCACTGCTCCAGCTATTATTAGTGGCAATGCCGCAATGGAAAGGCTTGTTAATGCTATTGCAGCAGCAAACGCAATCACAACTGCACTTGCTGTAAGAATGATAGAGACAATGGTGGCAAATGCACCTTCTGCATCGTAGATTATCCCAGCCAAGTCTAATAGCACATCTGTGAGCGGTGTCAAGGCTGGTCGCAACACCTTGTCAACCTGGAACGTCACCGCATCTATCACTGCACCAAATGCGCCAAACACCTCACCCACCACTGGCACCTGCGTCAGCAAGCCACCAATAGCCAAGGCCAACCCTGCCAACACTGTTGAGATAACGCCAGAAAAGCCACGGAGGAACTCTCCAAATGCAGCAGTTTGGTCAGCCATAGCCTCAACAGTGTTCTTGATTTTGTCCTCTAACACCTCCAACTCACTTTGTGTGTTCTCCACACCTTCTGGCTTGGCGCGCACCACAACCTCTGCAACGTCAACCATCTACAGCCTCATAAAAAAGGTGGGACACTCTCATACCGGCTTGTTGCCACGGCATGGACAAAACCGTTCTGCCTTTTCAACGCTTGCTGTAAACTTGCTTATACAGCTTGACCCAAAAGTCAGTATACAAGTCCCAGACTGACATGGCACACAACATTGCAACCTCACGCTCTGTGTCTGTCCAGTTCAGCACCTCACGAGGACGGTTGCCTGTCATCATGCACGTCAGACCTAAACCCGTCGCTGTGTCGCTCGCCCGGAAAGGATTGAGGTGCGCGCTGCTCCATGTTATCTAATGCTGGTCGCAACACACGCTCACTGGCAATCATAATCACATTGGTGCCATGCTCCGCATAGTAGGCTTGCCAGAAGTCATTTATGCGTGTTGTTTCCTCCCATGTCACACCACTGGTTCGGACAACCTCTGTTATCTCAGCCAGGCTATCAAGCAGTGCATGAAAGTCCGGTATCTCATCGTTCTGCTCTGCTTCTGCAAGTCCACGCACAGTGTCGAATGTGTTGCCAGGAAACCACGCCTTTACCCTTAGGTCAACATCACCAAGCTGCACCCACTCTGTCTGACCATGCTCAAACTCTTCGTCATTCTTCACAGCCTCCAGCAACGCCTGCTTTTCTGCATCCTCGTCAGCTGCTATCTCTTCAGCATCTGCAATGAGTTCTTCACGATGCGCCTCAGGGTCAATGTCAGGTTCGTTTAACTCCATAAAACTCTATTATTCAGGCTGTCACATCAAACTTGCTCAACGTCGCACCATCAGCCTCTATGTCAAATGTCCCATATTCACTTGTGGTTAAGTCAAAGATTGGGAATGACTCTGGGAATGGGATATTATCCACGGTTAGCTCAACGACTTTCGTGCTACCACGCTCGCCACCGTTGAATGTGCCACTGAGTGATAGCTCTGGCAACTCACTCCTGTCCTCTATCACCGACGTCGCACCCGTCGCTGGTGTGCCAAACACTTGCGTCACTATGTCGTGGTCAAACCGCGCCTGTGAAATTGAGACCGGAAACCGCATGCTTTCGTGATAGTGCGCTTCGCGAAAAATTGAATCACCACTTTCTAACTCAACGATGGAGGAACTAATGCTGACTGTCACATTCTGGACCGCAGCCACGGCAAACGTCGTGCCGTTAATGGTCCAGTCCAGCGTGGTGGTATTCTGCAGGTGGAATGCGTCTTGGCTCATATGACTGCTTTAGCGGCCAAGACTAAAAGCGTCAGTCCTTGTCGGCTTTCTGGTCAGGTAACTCTTGCAATGCTTTGACAAGCGCAAGATAATCACTCAACTCCAACCCGTTATACCCGCCAACAATCGTCACCACGGTTATCGCAATCAGGGTTGGGTCACCGCCAAGCTGCAGAGAATAAAACCCAATGCCGAAAATCCCGATATTAACAATGATGGCGCGCAGGATTTTTAGCGTTTTTAACACTGGCAATGACCCATTTCTGAGCGTAAACTTGTATTCGTCAACCGCTTTCCGTCGCACATACCACGGGCATTTTTGGTGACTCATGACCGGTGATAGGTTGATGGCATGGTTGGCTTGCGTTACTCGCTCATGTGGTGCTATGTTCTGGCGCGCCATAAAGACTGGCGCATAGTCATGGGTTTAGATTATGAAGTAGTTGCTTCCATCGCTCACCGTCTCACGCGCACCAAACTGATTGCTGATATCAATAGTGCTTTGCCCGTCAATCGTTTCGGTACCGGGTGTGGCTATCACCACGGGATTTGCAGAGCTATCTATCTTTTTGACTGTCACAGTCTCTCCATTGGCGGGTGTCGGCAATGTTACTCCAACCGAGCCACCGGATGCGTCAGCCAACACAACTTGCCCGGTGGTTGCCGTTATGTTTGACGTGACTGTGGTGACATTATGCACGGCAGCATTGAGGAACTGATTTGACTGAAAGTCAAGACTACCACTTGGTGCGTCAATATCCAACGTGCCATTATCTTCGTCAATCAAGACAAAGGGACCGCCATCTGGTCCAATCCGCAAGCGTGATACCATGCACTAATCATCCCACTCAATTCACAAGTCAGTTATGGCTTTTGCCGAACGACTATTGACTATCGCTCAGTCACGACTCTTGAGCAAGCCAAGCCAAAGCAGCAATCGTACAATCGCCACCGCAACCCGCTTTTTCAGGTTCACAAATCGTTAGGGTTGTGTCGTGTCCGCCTCGCGCATCTGTTGGTATGTCTCATGGATTTGGGCCTCAACGACTGTTTGGAGGTGATTGTCTATCTCGTCCTCGTGATAGTCACGCAATTCGGAGAGCATCCCATGATGATGCTCTGAAATGTCAAGCTCAAGCATTGACGGTTGCTTGCTCTTCACCATCCGCAACTGAATCAACAACTCCCACGTCATATGCAAGCTGCGCTAACTCAGTCCGTTTTACCTCTATCTCACCGGCTGCGGTTGGCGTTTCAAGTGATGCCTGCACCCACACCCCACCGTCTCGCCATCGCAATGCACCCGACGCAACCTTGACTGTGCTATCCCCTTCGTTGGCATCTGTAAGCGTCTGCAACGCTGTTGATAGGTCAGCAAGGTTTGTTACTCCAACTGTGCGACTGCCCGATATCTGTATGGTAAATTCTGTGGTCATTGTTATAGTGTTGCGTTTTCTGTTAGTGTGCCATCTATATTCAAATTACCGTTGGTAAGGTCCATCACCATGCGCCGATTCCCATTCCGGTCGGTGATGATTAACTGGTCGTCAGTCTGTGCGTTAATCCCTGCCTGTTGCCCGATAGCGATTAATCCCGATGCCTGATTATTGCGGATTGCCGCAACACCAATCCCAATATTATCACTGCCCATCGTCGTTGGGTCAGCAAGGCCATCACCGCGTGCGGCTGCAAGCCCAGAGGCGGTCACATCGTTGCCCGTATTGTTCGCTGCGGCTCTAAACCCACTGGCGGTGACACCAAAGCCCGTATTGTTCTCTGCGGCCTGAAACCCACTGGCGGTGACATCCCCGCCCGTATTGTTCTCTGCGGCCTGAAACCCACTGGCGGTGACATCCCCGCCCGTATTGTTCTCTGCGGCCTGAAACCCACTGGCGGTGACACCAAAGCCCGTATTGTTCGCTGCGGCTCTAAACCCACTGGCGGTGAC